TCAAGAAGTGCGGCACCGTGAGAACCAAGAACGGCCTGTTCAAGCCTCTGAGTCACATCAAGGGTACCGGACGCCCAACACCTAAGGGCTACATCGCCATCTACAGCCCCAGTGAAGAGCGTTGGGGAATGTTCAAAGCTGACGCTGTGGTGGAGTTTAAGTGATGCTTACAGCCAAGGAAGCAAAAGAGATCGTGAAGCCTGTGACGCGCCAAGACTACCTGCCGTTTCTTCTGGACATTCACTATGCCAAGCGGGTTCCGAGCGTGTCATGGGCTTTTGGCCTGTTCATTGATGATAAACTTGAGGGTGTCGTGACATATGGCACACCATCCTCCGCTACGCTGCGCCGTGGTGTATGTGGCGATGCGTACAAAAATAGCGTCATAGAGCTTAACAGGCTTGTTCTGCTATCCAACCAGCGAAATCACGCTAGTGCGCTTGTAGGACGCTCTCTGAGGCTCTTAGAGGGAGATAAGATCGTGGTGTCGTTCGCAGATAAGGCGCAAGACCACGTTGGTTACGTCTATCAAGCGACGAATTTCCTTTACTGCGGTCTATCTGCCAAGCGCACCGACTGGAAGGTTCGCGGCATGGAACATCTGCACGGGCAAACAATCGCGGATGAGTTTCGCGGTCAACCTAACCGCGCTCAGGCTATGCGTGAAAAATACGGAGATGCCTTTTACCTCGCTCCACGTTCACGCAAACACCGATATGTCACATTCATAGGAACGCGAAAATTCAAAAAGGAGGCGAAGCAATCCCTGAAGTATCCAGTACAGCCATATCCAAAAGCCTGAGTGACGCCCTGAACGCTCTAGGCGTCCTACCACCGCCCAAACCCTCAAAGCCGCTCCAGGCTGCGCCACAGCGCGTCTGGCGACCAACCCCCGGCGATACTGAGCCGCCATTCTAGGAGATCCACATGCTCTGCTACAAAGACAAGACCTTCTGCTACAGTGACTGCATCAACACATCCTGCTGGCGCTACCTATCCCCCCAAGACGAAATGGGCGCGAAGATCCACAAGCTGCCTATCTCGATGAGCGACTTCAGCAAGGGCTGCCCTGACTACAAGGAACCCACAACATGAACCGCTGTCTCACCACCCCCGACTTCCTCGACTTCCTCTCGATCCTGCTGGTGGAAATAAGCGCCACGACTGAGGGCATCATCGTTCATGCCCTGGCAGGTGATGTGCTCTGGCGATGGAATGGTGCAATGTGGTGTTGGTGATACCCCCGCAAGTGGGAATTAGGGAGCCAAACGGCTCCCCTTTTTTTTGCACATCTGTCTGTGCCAACTTGGCACAAACCAAACCACGAATCATTAAATTCATAAAACTCTTATTTTTGAGCAACCCCGATAGACTCCCCGATGGAATCCGAAAACATAAAGAGAATGGGTGTGTACTAATAATACGAAAAAAATCTCTCGTATATATACTACCTCTACAAATACCCCTTGTTTTCTTGGGGATTCACGCCCTTTCATTAAAATCGTTACCAAGCCCAAAACGCCAAGAACTTAGGATTAGAATTTACAGTCATGTCACGATTCTGGCCGACTAAACTTGACACCTACTAAACTCGATGCCATTGTGCTCAAAGAAAAGGGGCCGCGCTGCGCGAACAGCCGACCCCGTGATTGAAACCTTCAGGCAAGGGTGGTTCCAATGGGCCGCAATCTAGCAACAACGAAACCCATGCGCAAGGCTGACGCCCGCGCGCGTATTTGCGCTTAGAAAGGATGTAAGGCAATGAAGACTGAAATGGGACACAACGAACGCACGGCACGACTGGGCCTTCTGGCAGAGGATGCCAAGCGAGGACTAGAGGTAGTCAAGCATGGCGAGGGAAAGACGATTGAAGGGTGGCTGGCTTACGGAGCGGCACTGAATGAAGGGCGGGCGCTTTTTCCGAGTGATCGCGAGTTCGGCGAGTGGCTCCAGTGTACCAACTTGGTACAGTGGGATGGAGCAGAAATCAGGCGTGAAGACCGCGCAGCAGCCATGTGGGCATCCGCTAACCCAGACGAATTTGAGACGGCAAAAGCATCGACTAACGCCAGAACGGTTCGCGGGATTCATGCCAAGTGGAAAGAAATTGTAGCAGAGCGGGAGGCCGAACAAAGTAGGCAAGAGGCTGAGGCTGCAAGGCTGGAAATGGAAAAGGCCCGTGCTGAAGCCAAGGCTATAGCAGAGGCTGAAAAAGAAGCGCAACGTGCCGCGCAAGAAGCGAAAGATGAAGAGCAGCGAGAGGTGGCGAAGGAGCATCACCGCAAACAAGTTGAGGCAAGAGAAAAAGCGCAACAACAAGAGGCGGCTGCACTTCAAAGGCAAATCCAGGCGAATAAGAAGTTCAAGGAGGCTGAGAAAAAGTTAAAAAACCCAAATCGAGAAGAGGAAAAGAACGTCCATGTTTCCAACAACAGCGGGGAAAATGAATGGTACACGCCTGAGATTTACATTAAGGCAGCGCGCAATGTCATGGGTGGCATTGATCTTGATCCGGCAACATCTGAAGTAGCCAACCGCATCGTTAAGGCATCAACTTACTTCACAGCACAAGATGACGGACTTACCCGTGATTGGCCGATTGGCCGCATATGGATGAACCCACCTTATGCGCAGCCATTGATGGGACAGTTTGCTGAAAAAATGGCTAAAGAGGTTGAACGCGGTTCTGAGTCTATTGTTCTTGTAAATAACGCAACCGAAACAGTCTGGTTTCAGCGCATGGCTGGAGTGTGTAATGCAATTTGTTTCCCGCGTGGCCGTATTCGTTTCCTTGACCCAGAAGGCAATCCTGGTGCTCCACTCCAAGGACAGGCAATCATATATTCCGGCCCCAATTTTGAAAAGTTTCAATCGGAATTTGAGGGCTTTGGATTGGTGGTTCGCAATGTCTGATAATGGATTCAACCCGATGCGCCACGATTGTGAGAAAGCAGGGTGCTACAACCTAAAGCATAGGCCAAAGATAGAGTTTTTTGCTGACTGCTTTGATGGAAAAATCGCGATGTCAGATGTTGATGCTGCCGTCGAAGTCAACGGTAATTTTTTGTTCTTAGAGTGGAAGTCACACAATGGAGACGTTCCTACTGGACAGAGAATCTTTTTTGAGAGGATGACAAAGGAAAGTATGAGGTTTCAGGCTTTTGTTGTCCACGGTGATGCTGAAGTAATGGATGTATTCAATGTGGCGCATGTGTTTATGGGTGAAGTATATCCATTCACCCCATGCGACATTGAATCGCTTCGCTCAACAATAAAAGAATGGAATGATTGGGCCAAAAAGAATCCATTTGGGAAACCTATAGTCAGGAATCCAGGAACACTGGGGGCAAAATAATGATTACAACCCACGACTATGCCAAGCACTACCAGTCCCTCGGGTGGGCACTGGTTCCCATCCCGGCAGGCAGCAAGGCACCATCAACCTTCTCTTGGCAGACAAAAGCTGCTGAGGCTTCATTTTGGAAAGCCAACCCGACACACAACATCGGCCTGCTCCACTCATTGAGCGGCACGGTTGCTCTCGACATCGACCACATGGATAACACCCGTGTGGCATTCGAGGCGATGAACATTGACCTCGACAGCATACTGAGTGGCGCACCCCGCATCATTGGCAGGCCAGACCGTGGTAAGGTTCTGTTCAAGGCACCTGATGATCTGCAACTGACCACACGCAAAATCAGTTGGCCAATAGAGGGGGATTTGCGCAAAACGGAAGTTGTCTTTGAACTGCGCGCAGGTTCCGTTCAGGATGTTCTGCCCCCATCAATCCATCCTGACACGGGAAACCCATATCAATGGGCAGGACCATCCATTGACAATGAGCTACCGGAACTGCCCCATCAACTCCTCACCTTGTGGCGAGACTGGGACAGGTTTCGCCCCCAGCTTGCAGATGCCTGCCCTTGGAAGAAAGCACCTGAGTTCCAGCCGCCTGCGAAGAAGCGACGGATTGATGGTGAGCAGACAAGCGTCATCGCAGCCTATAACGAGGCCGTCACTATAACAGAGGCACTCAGCAAGGCTGGATACCGCCAGTTCGGGCGGAGGTGGCTCTCCCCTAATAGCACAACAGGAATGCCAGGCGTTGCGGTGTTTGATGATGGTAAAGCCTACAGCCACCACGCATCGGACCCATTTGACCCGGAACATGCTTTTGATGCATTTGAAGTATTCGTGCAATACGAACATCTTGGCAACGTATCTGCGGCGGTTAAGGCAGCAGCAGATATGCTGGACATCAAATCACTACCGCAAGGCCCGACAGAAGAAGACAGGGAGATGATCAAACACGGAGCGGCTGTTGCTGCATCGTGGAAGAAAGACACACCAAGTGAAAATCACGGCATTCCTAAGCATCTACTGACAGTTCCGGGTGTGCTTGGGGAGATCGTCACTTACAGTGCGAAAACAGCCATCAAGTCACAGCCTCAATTTGACGTGCAAACAGCCCTTGCGATTGGCTCTGTTGCAATGGGGCGGCGTTTCGTGACGGACAATCGAAATATGTCTAGCCTGTACTTCTTGAATGTAGGCAAGACAGGTTCGGGGAAAGAACATGCAAACACCGTGATTGAAGAATGCCTTGAGGCGGCTGACGCAATGCACTTGCGCGGACCTAGCGGCTATACATCATCCAGTGCCGTCTTGTCCGCCCTGAAGGAAAAACCAAGCCACATTGCCGTGATAGACGAGTTCGGCTCCATGCTGGCATCAGCATCGGCCAAGGGAAATCAGAACAAGAAAGACGCTCTAACCATGCTTATGGAAGCATGGGGACGGCAAACAAAGACATTGCGCAATGTCGGTTACTCAATGGTGCAAATGACGGAAGCACAAAAGAAGGCAATGCAGATCGAGATCAGAAGCCCAAGCCTGTCCATCATTGGCATGACAACGCCAGAAACC